GCTGCCCCATAACCTGCGAGTTATCACACCAGACTGAGATGTCTGCGTGGTGGTTTGCCATGCCGGTGCGGTAAAGCTCCTAGCTGTTGGCTCGATGCTTGGGAAGGTCGTTGCCATCAGCCTTGGATCGTCCAGTTACCGGCGGTGTCAAAGCCATCGGCAAGCTCAAGGATGTCTGAGCTGTTGGTTGGCATATGGACTGCTTCTATTGTAAATGCGCCATCTTCGGTTGGCGTGATCCGCTCGATCTGGTACGTGCGGACTTGAGTGCTGGGCAGCTTGACGGTAAAGACGATACCCGTTGGCGATGCTGTTTGGCCATCATTAATGACAACCAATGTCTCGTCATACGGTGGGGTGTCAGCGTCACCGTTCCAGGCGATCACGTTGTAGGTGCCGTTGTTCAGTGCTTTTGTGCTTACCAGTGCGCCCTCGGGTGTGACGACACCGTTGTTGAACTCGTCGTACTCGGTGGCATCCATGCCGACTTTGATGTAGTCGCCAGGTGCCATTGCCATCAACACACCTTCGTGCGTTGTGGTGAAGCTGATGGTGTGCGTCGGAATGCGACGCATCCTGATCACGAACTTGGCAGCATCGATCGCGTGGTCACGATTGGTGCAGTAGTCCGACATGTCGATAGTTTCGAGCGCCACGGTCGAGCTGGCACTGGATTCACGCACCAGCACCTCGCGCACGGTGGGGAACATGCCGGGGTTGTCGTAGTTGGTGCTGGCACGCTCTTCGCGGTAACGAACGGAAACCTGAATCGGATCGCGTTCTTCGGGGTCGAAGTATTGCAGCTTGAAGCTGCCCTCGACAATGTTGCCTGCGGTGAACAAACCCTTGATCGTCACCGCGTCGAATTGCAACGCTGGCCGCAGGAAGAATTTGCCATCGGATTCGCCGAAGATCAGCAGATGCGTGGCAGCGACGTCAGCGCACCACTGCCGGATGTTGACTTGATCTCCGATCACGCCATCGTAGAAATACTTGCGGGTGTAGCACCAATCCGCCGCATCCTCGAATTCCGTGAGATCGATCATGTCATCAGTGATTAGATCGCCACGTCCATAGGTTGCGTTAGTCAGCAGATCCAGCACGATGTCAGGGAACAGATGCGTCGCTCCAGTGGTCAAGCTGTCACGTAATCTGCGACAGGTTTTGCCGCCAGTGACGTAGCAGCTGAACTGGTTGAACTGTTGCCATTCGACCGAAGAATTGATGTTGACACCGATCAAGGCAAGGTTGTCGTAGGCAGGTGCCGAATCGTTGGGGACGATTTCATTGATGTAGACGATTTCATGCTCAGGGCCGCCTTCGGCTGAGGTCGTGATCTCCTCAAAGATAAATTTCTCAGCGAGCTTGCCCCAGGTGTCGATCAGTGACGTATCGCCGTTGCTGTAATTGGCATCGCTCTGCGGATAGTTGAGCTGCCCTGATGCTGACGGCCTGCGACCAACCGTGATCGCAAACGTATCAGCGCTGTTGGTGACTGACACACCAGTAAACATCACGCCGACACTGCCGGTTTCGGTGATGTTGACGAGCGTGCCAAACGAATAACTTGCATCAAGTACGTAAAGCGTTTTGCCGCTTGAGTGATTCCGTACCTCGTAGCCAGATACAGGTTCAAACTGAAACTCCCATTGCTTGATGCTGGGCATGTTGAGTTGAATATAGTTAAATATCGGCTGCGATGTTGCGCTACGCACTCCATAAAGATTTGCAAATGCTGTGAACGCACCAGTGCTGCCTGCGACTCTGTAGCTGATCTTGAAAAAGCTGTAACGCTCAGCGCTGGTGGAGATCGTGTTGGAACGATGAACGTCGGTGTAAAGCGCTGTGCCTTCGTTCAGGACATCACCCTTGTAGTCAAGGCAAGCGCGGTTGTCGCATTCGGTAAAACCTTTGGCTGAGTTGAAATTGGTGATGCCGTTGATGCGGATGCCGAGCGTTGACTTCAATCCGAACTCAACCACTTTGCATGGCCTGGTCGTAGATACGCTGCCGATCGCGCAACGCATGATGTGACCATCTGTGGTGGCAACATTTCGCGGTTCAGGATTGCTGCCAGCATCGAGCTGATCTATCCATGTATCGCCGTTTTTTTCTATTTGACCTTGCGAGTTGGTGCTAACCACTCCAGTGCGAACAGTTTTGAAAGTCACTTCAACGGTCTGACCACTGTCGTCAACCTGCGAGCTGAACGGACCGTTCGGATCGCGACCCGTGCAAACAGCAAGACCAGTGCCGATCTTGTAAAGTTCGCCAATGATCAGCGAATCATCCCAAGTTTTTTGGCGCCCAGCTACGACAGACGCAATATCCTCGCAGTCTTCTGAGTAAGCATCTTTGATCGAGAACCAACTGACAAACGTGAACGAATCAGACGTCGTTGGATTAGTCCAGCTAGAGTTTTTACGATCGAATCTAAAAGTTGGATAATCAACCGTGGTGTTAACGCTAAGATCGTCAAACGTAACACTGCCGCCAGAAAGGCTCGTGCTATCAGTTAGCACAGTGATTCCATCAATAGTGGCAGTACCCTTGCTAAGGGAAGGCGCTGTGTAATTTCTGCTATTTGAAAGACTAATTTCCTGCAGGCTCTCAGATTCGGCAAGAATTTTGTGGTACTGAACAACCGTTATATCATCCTCGGGATCATCGTCCGTAAGATCATTGCTAAGCGTGATCTTAAATTTGCTTGCTTTAAGCAATTCAAGCTCAGTGTCAATCACGTCATTGTTCGAGACGTTTTCAAGATTGTTGCTGTTAAAACTTAGGTTTACAGCGATCCATGCCATGTTTGACTGGCTGCCACCGCTGACATCGATTACAGTAGTGCCAGGCCAAGTAACAATAACGCTTGTGCCAACATCAACAGCAGTAACACTTACCGTTAATCTGTTCAGCAGGTTATTCGTTAACGCTTGCAAGTTACCGTCGCGATATTTTAATTTTGCAATTGTGGACGAACCACTGCCTGTCGTGTAAGGCTTGGTAAATGAACCAGGTGCCTCGGGTGTGATTAGTTCTTTCGTGATTGACCACTCGCCCACCGTGGTCAGGTCTTTGATATCACGGCCGAATACAGTATCCTTGTCACTGGATGAATAAAGCGTATAAGTCGTCGTGCCATCGATGCTGCCAAGCCCCTCAGCCGTAATGCCGCTGCGTGAACCGTAAAACGCTTGCGTCTTTCGGCGTTGTGCCCATTTAGCCTCATCGAGCACGCACTTAACCTTGGTGCGACCTTTATCGCCTTCTGGCAAAAGCTGCGCCCTGACCTGTGGCTCAAACACGGGATTGGGACGCATCCCAAAGTCATTGCCGCAGAATGCGTACAGACCGAAAGTGGTCTGGTTGCTGGGGCGTTGTGCGGAACAGAAATCGGTGGTTACCGTATTGCCGATCCTGACGCCAAAGACATCCGTCGATCCAACGGTGATGTTGTTGGTGTTGCCAACGTCCTCGGCTGGATTGCGACCGTAAACGTGATCACTCGGCAGAATTCGCGTGGTCAGCCCGCTGGCATAACGTGCATAGACTGCCATCCGCGAACCAGTCTCATTTGCGGTACTGCTGCCGAAGTCATAGCTTGTCAGCGTATTGCCGCCAGATGCAAAATTCTTTGCATCGATCGCACCCATCGGGCCTTCGCCAACCAAGAAAATAGCTCGCAGCATTTGCGATCCACCCAAGCTGTAAATCTGTGACCACAGCAGTGAAGCGTTGACGCGGACACCGCCATGAACTACGCCGCTGATTGTTTCCTTGTTGGCATAGACCAACGGAATGATCGAGCCAAGGGTTGAAATTTCTTGCGTTGAATTGAAGCCATATCGAGGCGCAAACCGCTGGTTGGTGGTGATGGCTTCACCACCACGACCAATCTCGCGGATCTCCGATGGCCGTCTTGCAGATTGCTGAGTGGTGACAGGTTTGGGCTTGAAGAACGAAGCCGCAATCGTGCTGCCAATACCGATGACGATACTGACAACGGCTAACGTGATCGGGTCAACACCAGCAATCACCGCTGGTTCTGGTTGCTCTGCAGCGCGGCGCTTTACTTCAGCCTTGAACCAGGCGTACTCCTCATCCGTCAACCCCAGCATTGAGGCAAGGTAACGATCGGATGGAAGTAAATTCATTGCACAAAACGACGGTACTCGGATTCTCGCATGGCTCGTGGCGGCAACCAACACACGCCACGTTTGTGATGCACAACCAAGACTCCGTTCTCTACTACGATACCGACGCCAAGACCGTTTGCGCCGTTCTCGAATAAGCACACCGAGAACTCTTCCATGTCAGGCACTGGCTCGGTTGCTGCATCCCATAGCGTTTGAAGCTCTTCCCACTCAGCAGCACGCGCCAGCTCAAGCCATTTGTAGTCAAACAGCGGGTGGTACACGCCAGCGGAATCGAGGATCGCCCAGACCATGATCAGGCAATCGGCACCGCGACCGTTGCTGGGATGTTCGCCGAACTGATGCGGCAGTCCGATCCAGCGCCGCCAGTCGATCATCAGCTCACCACCAGCGAGCCACTGCTGGGTAACGCACCAACCAATTCAGTGCTCAGCACTCGGCGTGGTACATCTGATCGCACCGCATCCAAGGGTGAGGTCAGTTTCAACAGCACCTTTTCGGTGTCCATGTCGTAACTGGCGACACGCCATAGCTCAGAGCGGATCAGGGCATCGTCGCTGAAGTCTGTGATGTCAAGACTGACGGTTTTGAGTTCCAGCAGCCAGCGACTTTGAACAGCCTCGGCGAAGATGTTGACGCTGATGTCGTTCGTGCCAGCACCGAGGACTGCTTCGGATCGATCGCCGCCTTTGCTACCAGCGCCGGTTGAGATGGCGAATGGCAGGAAGTTGTACGTCACTCCGGCGTAAGAACGAGCTGTGCCAATTGAAAAGTTCTGGTACGCATAAGCGGTTGCGGTCGAGGAGTTCTCCATGAACCGCGCATAGTTGACAAAGGCAAATGCGCTCATAAGCCGACCTTCTTGCGTGTCTTCACGCTACCTTGCAACGCCTGCAGCGTTAGTGCTCGACCGCGTTCAGCAGCTTGCGCCATCCCCTTGCGGTGCTGCTCAGCGGTGATGTACTCGACGCCGTTAATCACGCTGGACTCGTAGCGCACATCGATCGGACCAGGGTTGCTGATCGCTTGTGCGGTTTCGCGCTCGGCTGCCACCATCGATGCTTGTTCAGCGCTGCGTGTGAACGGCAGCATGACTTCACGGGTTTCACGCATCCGCTCGGCATAGGAGCGCTCTGAGAACGGCAACTGCATCGAGCTGGTTTCACGCATCTGCGCTTCCAGCTCTTCATTCGACGTAATGTTGCCTTGCTGGAACGGAACAAACAGCTCAGGGCCGCGCTCGCCGACGATGTAAGGCTGGTTTGCGTTGACGGGGCCGCCGTTGGCGCGA